GTGCATCTGTCGCTGCAGCAATAGCCAGTTGAGTAATTCTCTTTTGTTCCAGTGCACCGTAGTAATCAGGTTTCTGTGCGCTTGAGAGTGCTACAAATGCTGCAATCTCATAGATAAAGTAATTCACGAATACCATAGGCAACAAACTTACATCGGGGAGAAAAGCATACTCCATAAACATCGGAGATTGAGTTCCCCAATTACAGTAAATCAGATTGCTGTTATATATTTCGTAAACATAATTTTGCGGGATTATCCTGATATTCTTAAGATAACCAGAAGGTAATAAATAAATATTCTGCCACCCTGTGTTTGGATCTGGAATCATGGGTGACAGACTTAGTTGTGAGATCGTTATGGCAAAACGCCAATTACCAGTACCGAGCACACTAGGCAATAACATGTCATATGCCTGATCTGCAGCGATAACCAAATCATCAGCGTTATCCAAAGTCTGGATGGGAGCATGACCAAGCAACATAACTGCGAGACTCACAATTTTGGTCTTGGTCAAGGCCATAGGATCTGCTCCTTTCTATTCTTTATACTGTAGGTATCGTTGCATACCATAAATGCATTACGAACGCAGAGTTACCGGTTGTATATGCACCGCTGATATTCGACAAGTACAAGCCTTTATTGACACAGGTACTAAACGTTTCCGTTACCACACCTGGGTTCAAGTTAAGACCGATACTTACAGTTCCCTGGAATATGGTATTGGCAAGTGTAGTTGAAGCAATAACACCAGCACCGTTTGCAGTACTGTCGTATTGAATTGCTGCCGTACCACCAGCTGCATAAGCTGCAGAGTTGTAAGTCATTAATAACTGAGCTTGCTTCAATACTAATAAAGTATTTGCACCGCCATTAGCTATGAGTAACTTGGGAGCTGCGTACATACCATTAAATTCAACTGCACTGATTGGAACAGCAACATATTGGAGTGTAGTTAAAGGAACGCGCAGAGTGGTGGTACTGAATTCCAGACCATTTCCTAGCGTTACTTCAGAAGCTTCAGTCGTACCAGCAGTTGGGTTACCAACCAATGTATGTAGAGCAAGTTCCTGAAACTTGGCGAAGGTAACTGCATTGTCTACGATATCTGCAGTGTTAATTGCAGTCGTTAATCCAGTGCTTGTTACGGTGACCGAAGTTGCAGAAACAGTTGCAATAATAACGGAGAAACTTCCATCAGTACCATTACCTAAAATCCAGTCGCCAACTTTGAATATGGCATATTTGGATAAGAAGTAATTAGCAGCAATAATGGTTGCTACTGTGTCATTTGGGCTACCGTAAATGAAAATATTCGGTGCGTTAATGACAGTAGGTGAACCACCAAAAGGGGTTACGGTTTGTTGACCTTGGTTAAGGGCTGAAGATATACATGTCCAGTTTGCATCAGTATAAGCCATGATAATTGACTCCAAATGTTAATTCGTTAGTTACACAGATTCATCGCAATCGACTTCGATAATACCTTTGTTATCAATTGTGATAGCACCGGCTGAGAAAATACCATTTACCAGCCATGAGGTTTCACGTGGCAAATAGTTAATTTCTGTTCTGAAGTCATGACCAATACCCATACCAGTGGATTGTTTGTGCCATGCAAATGTCTTTCTGATATCACCTGTTAACGGCAAGCCACCTTCAGTCATTTCAGGAATGATGATTACATTAATACCGAGATATTCACGAATGAATCCCTTATCCAGCACACGGTTTTGTGTGTAGAAAGTAGAAACAAACTGATCCTGCGCCAGTAATGATCTGAAGTTATTTGCTGACATTGCAACAAATCTTTCTGGTAATGGAACAGCGTTGTTATCGAAGAACTCTATGATCTGGGTATATTTGGTGTAAGTGAAGTTAGTACCACCATCTACAATGGTGTCGCCGGGGCTGACAGCAAGGGAATTGATGATGATCTGATCCGAACGACGGCCTAATGCATTTGCTACCAGCATTGCGTTTTCCATCTTGGCATCAAAGTTAACGGTTAGTTCCTGTACGGTATCTACTGCAGTTGGTGCAGTGTACTTTTGGAGAATCGCAGAAACCTGAGTATAACCGGGATCTTGAATCACAACAGTTTGCTGGTAACCAGTTGGAACGGCCTGAATCTGGTTTACCTTACGGAATGAAACAGTCGCACCAATAACATCACGTCGTACGCGAACAGTGTCACGTAACAAAAAACCAAGAGATTGATATTCAGCTTTAACAAGGGCATCGAATTCTATTTGTTGGACAGCGGTCAAGGAAGTAGACATGGAAGTCTCCTAATAAATTAATCAATAAGTTCTTTGACTAAATTTGCTTAGGGCTTACCACGCTTGATTATCCCTTCTCAGAGGTCATGTGTTAAGTTATCCAACCCTTCCCGATTCGTCAGTTTCAGAAAGGTATTGGATAATAATATAGCATGTTATGGGCCATTCTTGTCAAGAACGCCAGAATTTCTACTGGCAACCTCAAGTCTTGACTGAAGATCCTTTCTGTAATGAGGATCGGTTTTATACTTTTCAAGGTTCGCAGATAATTCAGATCTTAAATCATCGAGTGTCGCAGAGCTGGATGTTCCACCATCATTGCCGTTAGGTACTACAGGATTACCGCTCATCATTTTACCCCTTAATTCTTCAAGTGCCTTGATACCATCCGCGCTTCTTATACCGGCAAGTGCTTCATATGATTCCTTGCTAAGATTTGCCTTTGCCCAGTTATCAAGGGTTACCAGTCGTTCTTTCGCATTATCGCCAAGCTTTTTTGTCTCTTCTTCAGGATCAATAGAGAACTCATCCATGTACTTGTCGAATGAATCAACCATCTTGTCCATGACTTCTTTTGGAACCCTGTTGTTCTTTGCAAGCGCAAGAAGATCCTGAAAAGGCGCATAGTCAGCATCAAGGAATTTCGATTTATGAAAATCATATTCCTCTGGATCGGTGAAGAATTTCTTTTCAAGTTCCGAATAACTCCGTCCAAGATCCGCTGCCGTTTTAAATTTCTCGCCTAGCCATGCTGGTCGCTCACCTACACCTGGTACACCTTCATCTATAAACCACGATGGGTTTTCATCTGTCATTTGCCAGTCTCCGCCTTGATGCGCTGTTCATGAGACATAGCAGCATGTCTTATCATCCGAACGAAATCCTTAAATCCTTCAGCCCAGATAGCACTCGTTGCAAAGTGTGGAGAGTTTCGATCAGCCATTGGAGGTATGAGATATCGCTCAGTGACCAGCTCAATGAACTTTCTACCCATTTCATTCATGCGAAAGAGTTCATAGCAGAGCTTATCGAGAGCCACTAGATCAGGCTGATTTTTCATCTTCTCAATACTTTCGTTATAACCTGCGCTGTAGTCTTCTTGCTGCAATAACGGATTATCTTTTAATTCCATGCAGTTTCCTTTTATTGACCTGTTGTGACGATTGGGTTAGCCGGATTTTGTGGTTGTTCTGGCATCATACCGGATGAATTAGCCAGTTGTTGCATATTGTGCTGGTTCTGTACGTTCTGCATTGTCTGTGCCACTGCATTAGGATCATTGAGATATCTCGCATCAATCTGCAATGAATCAGCCAGTAGATAAGGCGTTGTTGCCGGATTGATATAAACCTGCGTTGCTTCTGGCCCCATGATTCCCTGCATGGTTTGAACGAACTGGATAAACCTTGCCATGTCCTGCTGTCCTTTAACCAGTGCAAGAGGTGATTTATATCTGAAGCGAATAGGAACACCATCCATTACAGGTATGGGTAAAATACCCATTTTGTGGGCAATATAGGCAAAACGATAGAAGATAGGTTCAAGACATTCTTGCTGCAGTCTTGAAAATAACGGGCCAATCTTCTGGGCAAGGTTTTGTTGTTTCAGTGATAACTCATATGCAGTCTGTGGTTGTATACCACGTGCATCCTGTGGTTCTTCTGCAAACAATAATGCCTTAATCTGCATTCTCAAATCAGCAATAGTAAACTGAGCAAAGTTGGGATCTGCACTGACAGGTAAAGGTATAAGTGGGACTTGCCCGCCAGTTCCAATCGGTGCAATAGGTATGATAGTGAAAGGTTCAAGCTTAAAAGTATGAGGATTAAATACCGCATCTGAGAATCCCATGTATGGACGGAAAGTATTTAAGTTAGCTGAGGCTAATTCGATACGCGCCATCTCATTCAGCGAGATGATGGAAGGCAATGCTTCCATGACAGGGCCACGGCCCCACGTCTCATTATTCGTTTTCTGGAATCGCCAGATAATACCAGGATTAGATTCAAGCCATTCCGAATAAAGAATTCCTTCACCTGCCCACACAGCATAAAGATAATTCTTTGGTTCATTCGGAAAGTACGAAACACCTTCATATACATTCTTTACCTTGGCATCAAAGTCACTCATGAGATCAGCGACAAGATCAGGCGTAAGAACGATTTTAGGCCAGCGTGTATTTAGCTCTGATATCTTCAGGTTCTGCCATGTTCTATACCAACTCTCTACCTTACCGTTTACAGCTTCCTCAATTGCAAGCTTATCCATTGGAATGGATGTACAAAGGAAAGGTTGGTCATCACGATACTGGTTAATCACAAGTGCTGAAGTGCCTACGCACAAGTCGTAATAGCATTCATTAATTACAACATCAAAGTTTGAACCATGAATGAGACTAAAGAGATGACGGGTATATTTGTTTAATACTAACTGGGCATTCTGCAGTGTTTTAACATCACGATCAGCATCATCAACCATTGCATCATCTACTTCGAGAAATCCCCATTGTGTTTGTGGGGGTGTCATTGTCTCGTGAAGTTTGGATACGAAGGTCTTAACACCTTCCACTGCAGTTGTATCATATACGCGCGTGTTCTGTGCCGTTCCCTGAAATTCCTTACCGGGTAAATAGTATCGGTTACGGAATGGAATGGCATAAAAAAAGGATGCCTGCATAATAGGAATCCAAAGGTCAGCCACGTACTTTGCAGCGTTGTAACGCTTGCGCAGAACTTCGAGTAAATTATTCGGTGTTCCTAACGTGCCTTGACCTTGATCTGTATCCATTATGCAGTACCTAATTTAGAGGGAAGGGCTGATCCACTACCAAGTTTGTTACTGGAATCAGACTGGCTACTCATTAATCCACCGCGACCGCTACGATTTCTTAAGCCACGAATCTGCTTTTCTTCGATACGTCTGCGTTCAGTCTCTCTTTGCTTTCTGGCTTCTTCAATGCCTTGCCTTGTCAGATCGGTTGCATCTTTGTATGCCTGAATCTGTGCATTAGCTAACGCTGCAGCATCACGTTTATCTGATGCAGTTGGTGTACCGGTTACTGCGTGATAGGCATCGGATACCGTACCAAATGGATCAGTGGTTTTACTAAAGAAGTCACCTATTGCACCTCCAACTCCACGATCAGATTTACCGCTTAAGCCATGACCTGTTCTTGCTTGCGAACTAATTCCCATTCCTTGTACATCAATAAACTTTGGCATAATACTTTCTCCTATATCCAGATATGAACATATATTGTTTTCTCAGCGAATTCATGCGGTTCAATCTTTCGATCAACGTAAACAATCCGCCAAGGTATGCGGATCTTTTTACGGAGTTCTTTTATCTGCGAAAGTATTGTTGCCATTAGAATTCTCTTTCATGACTGCCAAGTCTGCTTTCAACTGGTCAATCTCTTTCTGTAATTCAAATGCCTGATGTGCGCTCATGCCTATATTTACAGCTTCCATTAACTGCTTAATTTCACCGGCTGTAAAGTCACCTGATGCAGCTTGTTTAAGCAGTTGTGAATAGTGTTCGTTTGGCTTTGCATTGGGATCAAGAGTAAGTCTGATACGTGAGTTCTTTCCTATACCGAATCGTGACCACCCTATCATCTTCCAGTATTCAAACTTGTTATTTGTGGTTCCCGGAAGATTTATCTCGTCTTTGATCTCACGACCCATCCGTTCCCAGTTCTCTCTGGAAAACATCTTGGCGAGACAGTAGCATTCGAGAAATAGTTCATATTTATTTAACCATTCATAGAAAGTGCAATCGGGAATCATGGATTCCACACAGAAAGCACTATAGGTTCCCTTCTCTGGATTTGACATGATTGTCAGAACTAAAGCGCAATGCTTTGCTTCATCATATCCATCATGGCCAGCTTCTCTCTTTTCCTTTAATTTTTTGTATATCGCAAGACCGTCAATTGCCATATTTGACCTTTACCTGATATAATTGATCACATTATAATCTATATTTTAAGGAATACAAATAAATGCTGGACGCTGCACAACTCAAGCAACTAATCATCAAGCCAGCACTCACCGATTTAAATCTTTATAGCGAAGAAGCTGCCACTTTATTGCTTTTTACCTGCGCTGTCGAATCTGTTGGTGGAACTTATATTCATCAAGTTAATGGCCCTGCTCTTGGTATCTACCAAATGGAACCAGCAACTTATAATGATATATGGGTTAACTTCATCGCTCACAGACAAGCTCTAAAGCTGCAGCTACTCCATAACTTCAATGCACCTGTCATGCCCGATGAACTCAGGATGATATACGATCTTAGATTCGCAACCGCAATGGCAAGACTTCATTATCTGAGAATCCCTGAAGATCTTCCTGACCCAACCTTTCATACCATGTGGGAATACTACAAACGATACTACAATACGGCTAAAGGAAAAGCAGATCAGGAGCATGCATTAAACTCATGGACTCGCTTCTTTAAATCCTGATCTCATGAAAGTGCTCATACAGCGTTTGAACCGTTACACGGTTTAAGCAATTCCTGCAGAGTAACTCCGTAACCATCTCAGTGGTTTCACTTCTAGCCCACGCTACTGGAATGTAATCGTGTACACCTCTATTCGCGCCACATGTCTTTATACGATCCAATCGTTTGTCATATTCAATCTGTGACATCTGTATCTCAGCCATCTTCATTCCTTAATGTAATTA